ATGACAAAGAAAAAAGCATACAAACCCGGTTCCGCAACCATTGCGCAAAACAAACGTGCCCGTCATGAATACTTCATTGAAGAAGAGTTCGAGGCTGGCCTTTCATTGCAAGGTTGGGAAGTAAAATCTCTGCGTGCTGGCAAAGCCAACATTAGTGATAGCTACGTAACCTTTAGAAACGGTGAGGCATTCTTGTTTGGTGCCACCATTACACCGTTAAACGTGGCATCGACACATGTTGTCTGCGAGCCAATGCGTACCCGTAAACTGCTACTAAACAAACGCGAACTGGATTCGTTGATTGGTAAAGTTAATCGCGACGGATTTACTGTAGTTGCCCTTTCCGTATATTGGAAAAATGCTTGGGTTAAAGTTAAAATCGGTGTCGCCAAAGGTAAAAAAGACCACGATAAGCGCGATGACATTAAAGATCGTGAGTGGAAGTTAGACAAAGCGCGCATCATGAAGCACGCAAATCGTTAAGTGACTGGCTTAGCAGGACATAGTTCTGTTATACTAGCGAAGTTCTTTGGGGCTGATTCTGGATTCGACGGGATTCGCGAAACCCAAGGTGCATGCCGAGGTGCGGAGGCCTCGTAAAAAACCGCAAAAAAAATAATTGCAAACGACTCGCAATACGAATCTGCTGCTTTAGCAGCTTAATCAGCCTAAGAAACTGAAGATTCCCTCTCTCCCTAGCCTCCGCTCTTAGGACGGGGATCAAGAGAGGTCAAACCTAAAAGAGATCGCGTGGACACCTTGCCTGGGGTGAAAGCGTTAAACCCAATCAGGATAGTTTGTTAGTGGCGTGTCCGTCCGCAGCTAACCGGCGAATGTAATGACTGGACTAAGCATGTAGTGCCGACGGCGTAGTAATTTCGGACGGGGGTTCAAATCCCCCCAGCTCCACCACTTTTGATAGGACAGTGACCGGACAGTATCATATAAACCAGTGACTTATGATAAATGACCGGACGAAGCACTGACCTAGTTTGGACCAAAAAGGATACGTAAAAGATACGCGGCTCCTTTGAAGATTAAAAAGCCTCTGCTAACCCAGAGGTTTTTTTTCGCCTATAGATCGCCGTCATGGGGTGTCGGGGGTCGGAGGTTCAAATCCTCTCATGCCGACCAAAATACCTTAAGAAAACCAATCCGTTAGGGTTGGTTTTTTGTTTTTGGGATTTGGTTGGTGTGGCTGTGGTGTGAAACTGGTGTGAAACCATTGATGAACTATCTCTTATAGCTCAACACTTCTATTCAGTGTTGAGCCTATGTGTAGTTACTCTGCACCTACCCGCACAAGAGTGAAATATCAGCCATTTAACGCAACCCTCAAAAACTCAGCTACGCACAAATCTACACGTATATGAAAATGTTTTGCCCCATTTTTGCCCCATTCACTACTTACTACCTCAATAGGCATCCCTGCCTATGTATAATCAAATTCGTTAAATTGTGGTTCTTTTGATAAACTGAGCTCAATAAGCAAAACTAAGCTCAGAGTCACAGATTCTGGTGGTGATATGATAAAAAGTAAGATTGATATAATTCAAGCATTAAGGGCTATTGCCGCTCTACTTGTTGTTATGCATCATTATCCTGGAAGGATTTCAATATTTTCCTCTGGATATATCGGAGTTGATTTATTTTTTATAATTAGCGGTTTTATTATGGTTATAACAACTCACGACAGAGATTTAAACAAAATATTCGCCGCTAAGTTCTTGATTAATAGATTTTCTAGGATTTGGCCATACTATATATTAATAACAGCCATAACCTTGTTAGTAGTTTATCTGCCAGCAGGGTTAGTTAACTATTCAGACATTAGTTTATATTTAAAAAGTATATTTCTTGTTCCAATGTGGACAATGCAACCAATTGTCAAGCCTGGATGGACTCTTAGTTTAGAGATGTATTTCTATTTCATATTTTTTATATCGCTAACATTTGGTAGATTTAGATGGCGATTTATATTTTCTTATTTTATATTTACGCTGGGAATACTTTATTTTATAAAAGGTTATGACGTTGAGCCACTTGTCAATATGCACAATGTGTTTATTGACTATTATATAATGATTACCCGTCAGATATCATGGTGTTTCATTTTTGGAATAATAATAGCGATGCTATATTTGAAGTCATTATTTATAAATCTACCAGCATCAATTAGCTTATTTATAGTTTCATTATCGGTAACTATATATTTAGCATTAAATTATACAATTGACCATGGCCCGTTGTATGGAGTTCTGTTATCTTTAATAATGTACTCACTACTTAGTATTAATAGCAATCGAAAAATAACAATCCCAACTTGGATTACATTCCTTGGTGACATATCTTTTTCAATATATTTGATCCAGTTTATAGTTATAAGCCTACTAGAGCAACATGTCCTTTACATGTTTTCATCATCAACTGGTAAGTATTTAATGGTGTTTCCATATTTATCTTTGATAATTTCAATCTCTTATTTTTCATATAAATATTTTGAAGTAACCTTGGACTCATCATGTAAGAAAAAGTTAATTAAAATATTACTAAAAGAAAACTTTTCACTTAAAAAAACAGACAGAAGCCCTTCGTAAAGGGCTTAATTAATTTATAGTTTCACTTCTTTATATAAGTCGATTAGTCTAGAATCAACTTTCGTGACTATACCTTGATAAGGAAAAAATTAATAGGCTGAGGGTCAACAAAAACTCCCACAACCTTGGGCTCGTCTTTACGCGAATGTATAGGCCGGGCAATTAAGCCCGGCTTGTGTTCCTGCTTCATTTCAATAGGCATCCCTGACCAATCCAATTATTATTTTAGATCTTCGGTAATTATCACCGTCGGACTTGTCGGCTCTGGCATCCCCGGAAAATATGGATTCATCATGTCATAAAAAACTTTCCATCGTGGGTCACTGGCCTCTACTTCGCCAATATTTGGAAACTGTTCAGGGAATGGCGGCATAGCACCAAACCAGCTAATTATTACTGCCTCAGTTTCATCTGAAAATTGAATGATTATCGACATTATTACTCCTTAATTAAATCGAGTATCCAACTGTAGCTATGCCATATGAACCTGCGGCAGTGGACGCCATATTGAAGTAGAGTGTCTGAACATCAATAACCTCCAGAACCCCATTTGAAATAGACGCTGACGTAGCACCACTTACTGATGCGTTTGTACGAAGTTGCCCAATTCCAGACAGGGAAGAATAGAGACTCAACTCAACGCCCACCGATGTTGTGGTTTGATAAAGTGTCAGATAAGCATCTATTGATACTGCGTTAACTGGAGCGGCTGGAACAAGAGATACCCCAGTGATTGTTGTCGTTCCGGTTGCCGTGGACCATAGCTGCGTTAAAGGTATCGATATGTGACGCCCTCTCTGAAAACCAATTACAAACTGGCTCGATGCCACCCGCCACGCACTAACCAATGCTGATGCCGTATACCCTGCTGGCATATTAGCGCCACCATACACTTCTGGCGCTCTTACTGATGTAGCATTCACAGCCAGCAGTGCAGAAGCACCGGAAGTTGGGTTATAAATCGCATATAGAGCAACATAACCTGTTCCTGGAACGGTACCGGTGTCCATACCGCCCGCGCCAGTAGTTGCAAGGTTGACGGTTTTGCTGAAACTGCTCAGTTTGTACTGCAATCCTCCTAACGCGGTTTGAACAATTAATTCATCCGCAGTGAAAGTTGCCGTTGCTGATGCTGACGGAATGCTCATTTTTGCATTGCGTGATGTGCCGACAACCCCTGTTAATTGCGATAATCCAATGCCGCCAAGGTTTGCAAGAGCGGCTGAAGCAGTGATTGCCCCTGTCCCCCCGCCTGAGATTGGGATAGGGTTTGCTGAGTTCCAATCTTGATTAAAAGTAAATACCCTTGAACCTGCTGCCCCTACACACAACAACTTATAAACTTTAAAGTTAGCTGCTGAGCTGGTATCTGGCGTTATTTCTAATCCCATTCTAGGCCCAGCAGCGATATTAGAAATATAAATCACTCGAATACTGACGCGAGTACCGGCGTTATAAGTTATTCCGTCTGGAGGATTTACCCACGTGTTATAGGTAGTGACGTAATTAGCACCCGCCGTGAATACAAAGTTTTGCCAGTCGAAATTGGCAATATCGGACATGTTAGGCAACCCAATGCCTATCCCCGTCAAACCAAGGTTTTCGAGAGTAGACGCAACAGCCGCCGCGCCAGCAGCTTTAATTTCAGCCAGATTACTCGCGACTTTAAGATATTTTGTGTTCGTTTCACTGCCAATAAGGAGCTTTATTGCTGCCAGTACCTGAGCACGATCTGTTTTTTCTAACTCAAGGCCCGCAGCCTCAACAATTCCCGCCAGCTCTTCCTGCACAGCATCAAAATAATCATCATCCAGCGCAGTGGCCGGTACACCAGTTTGTGGGTTACCACGGGTAAAGCCGTTCTTACCCACGCCAAATTTATCAATTTGCGCAGAGGGGGTATCAATGCGATGCATAAAGGGTTACTCCAAATATAAGAAAGTCACATAAGTGTGTGATGGACAAAGTTTGTTAATGACGCACTCGACTGTGGTATCGCCCCACGTTCTAAGGCTATCGCTACACAGTGAGACGCAAGTCATATCGGTGATCTGTGTGGCGGTCGGCATGTTGACCTGCCACCAGTAGCGCCACTCTTCTGAGTAAGACGAATCAGTACAGGTCGAGGTGCAACGAAAAACATCACTTTCAAATTGAGTGATAGTGGCATCTGGGTAGCCCAACGCCGTCAGTTGAGTGAGATAGAACGCCTTGTTAATCCCACCTGTGATATTAATCTTTGCATCAAGCCGCTGTTGCCGCTGGGCCAAAGTCTGCACGCCGGCTGGCGCACAGGAATCAGGCAAGCCAGTGAGTTGTTCGTAGCGGTCGATCAGTTCGGTGGTGGTGCGCGGGTCAATCTCCGTCATCAGACTGTCCCCGCGCTGATGTGCGCGGGAATATGACGGAGCCAACCCCAACAGTAGGGGGTCATCACCCTCCCATGCGGGGCCGCGTGGCAGAAGATTTGTTAGTAGCTGGGCATAGCCATCTGTTAGGTCCACGTAAAATCTCCCACAATGGGCAGCTCAGTGGCGGCCAGCGGTATATCATCAGTCGGGCTGACCAGAACGTGCCTATATTCCCCGGTGGCAATACTGATGGCCTCGCTAATACGCGAATGATCCAATGTTGCTCCGGGGACACCATCACGCATGAACATGGCCCGCAACTCCGCTATAACCGCATAGCGAACTTCCGGCGTATCTGGTGTGAGCCGAATATGGAACGGCACCACTTTGGCAACCGGCGGAAAGGTGTAGAGACTGGCCCCCGCCACTGGAGACAGCGGCAGAATGTGATCGCGTACAGCGGTAACCACCGCATTATCCGGTATTGGATTTTCCAGATTGCTGTTGGCTACCATGACGCCAACCGTACCGGTACCCATCCAGTGGCGATAAGTCCATGCGCGGGTAACGCCAGGCACTTCTTTAGCCCAGATAATATAGTCAGGATCAGCTCCACCCTGCGGGGTGTAATACCACCGCTCAATGACTCGCGCGCGCCACTCTTCTACCGCCTCAATATCAGTACCACCTTCAATGCTGTCAGCCGCTGCGGACGATGGCAGGCCGTTAATGGGTTGAGTCAGTACCATGCCGATACCATCATCGGTATTACCCAAAGTGCCAGCAACCGAACAAATCACCGGCACCCGCAAAACACCCGCAACAGATGTCGCCGCTGCCGTGGTGGTGTACTCCTGCAAATCATCACGCTGAATAATTCTGCCGGCGGGAACTTCAATGCCGTTTGTTACCCCTTCCCAACGCACAAAACCGGTCGCCGTTGATGGTTCTTTACGTGGGCAGCGTTTCATATTGCCGTGACGTACTAACCAATCCTCATCACACTGATCCGGTAATAGATTGCGGGCCAGATAATCGATGTAGCCGTAAACTGTATGCACCGCAGCCGCATGTACCCGGCTGTAAACCTCGGTGTTGGTACGGCGAAGAATGGCATCAGTTTGGAATCGAGAATTAAGGTCACTGCGGATTTGGGTAATGAGTTGGGGAAGTGTCGGGCGGTTAAATCCGCTGTCAGCCATTGAGTGCACTCCATAAATCATCGAAGGTAATTAACTGAGAACTGCCATCGTTACGGTACAGCGTTATTTCAGCAGTCAGTATTTCGGTACCGCGCCGCTGCACGTTGATGGCTATTCGTGAAACTACGCCGTCGTCTTTTAGCCAGGCTAATGCCTGATCCAGATAACCTCGCGCCAGCTCAACTGTTTTACTGGTCAGTGTGGTGCGTTGGAGCAAGTACAAACGGGATCCAATACGGTCATTTTGTATGGTGGGATAGCTGTCACCCCACCACCCCATAGGCTGCTCTGAATCATCATCCGGATCAGCGCGGCGCCAGGTAAAAAGAGAAATAATCACCGCGCGGGTTAGGCTATCCGTTGGGGTGGAAACTGATTGTTGTTGGCCGTTCACCATCAGGATCATGTGTTACTCCATCTTCTGGTTAGGCTTGTCAGTATTCGGTTCGCCATGTGGGTGATCGTGCAAATTGAACTGCTCACGCATAGTCGCTATGGTGCTGGTTTTATCTTTAACATCAGCCCCAGACTCAATGTTACCGACTGCTTTTATCACACCTGTAGCTTCGATAAGCGGGGTGTTGAATACCGCTTTTTCCTCTGCATTAACAATGTACTGTTTCGTATTCACTTCTATTTTGTTGCCGCGCTTGAGAATAATGCTGTCACCTTCGTCGCTGTAAATAGCAACCTCGCCATCTTTTAACCCTTTAATCCGGTACCGACGATCAGCCACCACCAACACTACGCCGTGAGAACGGTCACCATCGGGGAAAGCGGCAAATGCTTCCGCGCCAGTATGGGCAGCGCTGGTGAATCCATAAGGTTCCAGATGTTCGATGTTGTCTTTTAACTCATCCGCAATCATCTGAATTTGCAGCATCTGGTTTTTACTGTTGGAATCAAGGCGGCGAACCACCGCCCGAACCAGCATATTGGATAGTCCGCGCTGTATCCCCCCCAACAATCGACTCATTAGAATTCGTCCTCTTCGGCTTTTTTGCAGCGCTGTTTGTTTGGATTGGGTGGTTTTGGCAGATAGGCATCAGCGGGGCCGATCCGTAACTGGGTGATCGTCCCCTGTTCGTTTTTGCTGTAGGTCACCTCCGCGATTAACATTTCGCGGTTGTTAAAGCCCAGCACCGGATCGAACACCGTAACCAGTTGATTGGGTGACCATAAATCACCGTTCCCCTGCCGCCAGCCCTGCACCGTATAAGTTACTTCATCGGTACGCGCTGCCCGTCGTAGCATCTCAAACTGGCTGCGTTCAATCACTGTGGTGCCAGTAGCATTACCACTCTGCTTGATAACCATGGGACGATAGCGACTTACCCCACCGTCTACCGTTTTAGCCCGGATCGCATTAGTCGTTGCCGCGCCGAAATCGTCATCATTCCCCGACCGCTGGCCAGCGACTACGTATTCAGAAAAACGGTCTTTAATGCTCTGTTCCGTGTCACAAGAAATGATGTTCTCACCCAGTACCAGCGCGGTAACCGTGCGCGAAGCACCCACCGGACCAATGACCAACGCACCGGCTGGATTGTCATAGGCCAGTACCTGCTGAATGCCCATCATCTTATCCAGCACATCCACCACAGTTTCACCGTAATCAACCTGCAACCCCTGCATTGGCGTGTTTTCCACACCGGCATTGACCACTGATACACCAAATGGCGCGGCAAGCTGGGTCGCTATCTGGACAAAAGAGCGGCCGGTAAATTGGGTTATCAGTGCGGCGCAGTCGATCAAGTCTTCGGTTTTACTGCGACCGACAATGCCCACCGATACCGAACGGGCGTCATACCGCACAGGTGTGGCATCGATATAGCCGGTGACCACCAAGTCAGTGCCAATCAACACTGTGACCTGATCGCCTTTTTTCACTCGCGGCTGGAGGTGTCCAGCTTCCTCACTACCAGGCCATTGACGAGTGATTTCTACATTAAAGTCGCGGGCCAATCGCTCGATACCTGCTGAGATAGAGACAGAGGTCCACCCTACCCACTCGCGGCCATTCACTCGTAGCGTGACATCATTATTCATCGAATGGGTACCCGTAGTGTTTTAACCGGTACAAAGCCGGGATGGGTGATTTGGTTGCGACCGATAATGTCAGTTTCACGCGCGGCTGAGTCATACCAATCAGCCGCCAGCACCAGCGCGGGCAGCACTTCATCTGGCGTTCGAAAGGTAGTTTTTTCTATCTGCTCGAGCCGCATGCTGATATCGCGATTCACATCGGCTCGAACGGTATTGATAGCCAGGAACAAAGCATCATCCGTCACACGTAGCAGCTCCTGATCAATGGCTGTATTCAGTGTGTCGCGGATCTCAGTTAATGACTCATAAGTCACTGGCGGGATAACGGCTACAGCGTCGCTGAGAGACGTTACCGCCGGATGAGTGACTAGCGGCAGTTGTGCCTGCGGGGTCACTGTTGTTGTCAATGGCGGGCGGGCCTGCGGTAAATCAGACACGCTCTGTGCAGCTTCAGTTAGTGCGGTAGTGCGGATGGCCTGAGCCACAACATTGCGCTGAGTGGTCTGGGTCTGAATGGTCTTGCTGTCCGTTTTCCATACCCCGTGTGGGGCCAGATCACGACCGACAGTAAACCCGCTCAGCCCCTTAATTTTGTTGATAATGTCGTCACTGTTACCCAGCAAACTATTACCAGACCGCCACATACGTTGCAGACGGTTAACGAAATTCATACCGGAACTGGGTGGCATCAACAGCACCGACAGATCACCATCCAATAATCGTCCCGCGTCAGCAATAGCCGAGTTCACGCCGTCAAAGGTTTTGATAGCGGTATTCATCATGTCGCTGGCATCACTGATCACACCGTTCTGGATAAAATCAGCCATGCCCTCCAGCCCGAAATCCTTCCCAAACGCGTCAGTGACACAATCGGTCATAGCATCACAGGAGGAAACCAGCTTCTGGCCAGTGGCGACACCGGAGGTGGGGAAAGAGAGTTCACCGGCTTCAACAAAATTAAAACTGATGGTGCACATACGGCCATCAGCCGCGCTATGGCTAACCCTGATCTCACCGTCAATACAGACATTTAGCTCGCCATACTGCGGGTGAATCAATTTCCCCGGCCCCTCCTGATTAATGGCGGTGATCAGTTGATCACGTTGTGCCTGGTAATCATCACCAATCAGATAGGCTGAAATGGTATCGCGCCGCGTCACCCGTCCCAGATCTTCGGAATATGGCTTATCGCGGTTGGGGTATTCGTGGGTTTGCGTCCTGCGCCCGAAAGTGGCCTCATCATCCTGCGTTTTAAATGGCACACCACGAAACGAGGCCGGTAATAGCTTATCTTTCCAGCTCATACATTCTCCGGGCATAAAAAAACCCACCGAAGTGGGTTAATTATTTATTGGTGGAACAATTATTCAGTGACAGTGCATTGGGACTTGCTCTCACCTTTGTTTTTGCCTTTGCTGGCATTCACAATAGTTTCGACACGACCTGAGTTTTTCATAGAAATAAAAACTGTGCCGTTCGGGGCGTTGTAGTGATACTCCCATCCAATAATATTTTTTACATTCATATCATCAAATTCTAAAGAGTCTGGCCACATACCTCCGTGCGCCGAAGGAGTAAGGCTAAATGTTTCAGGTTTACTAACTACCAGAACAGGTTGTGGATCTGAGTTATTGCCATTGATAATAATGGTTTCTTCTACACCGCTACATTTCAGGTCAATTGACATAATCCCTGGTTGGCCTTTTTCATCTTTCCCATCGTTAGCAACAAACTGATTAAACTCAGTGACTATTTTAGATTGATGGTTTTTTGTCTTTGGTGTGGAGGCAATAGATACAGAAGATGAAAGGATCGATAAACATAGAGCGATACAGAATAAGTTTAATTTCATTGGCTTCTCTGCTTATTTCCTATTGGAAAACTGATTGTACCCCACATCATAGCCCACACCAAAACCAGACTGATTGGTTTTAGTGCCAACAATTGCCATACCAGGGGGGGCATTATCAAACTTAACCGTAATTTCTCCATTGACGGCTTGAGGTCTGGCTGAAGCTAAAGGCACCTTGGAGTTTTGACTACCATCGAGATTTAATATCTCTTTTAGCCTCGGTATAAAACCATGGTAACCCCGAGCTTCTTCATCCTTTTTCGCCTTATCAACCACATACTCACCGGAATTCATCCCTGCGGCTTTGGCTTCCTCGCCAATCTCATTCAGCTTATTAAATAAGCTAATCATTACGCCAATAGCGATAACCTGACCGCTAAATTTAAAAAGGTTGGTTAGCGAACCGGACAGGGCTTTAACCGCAACATTACCTTTATTGATGCCACTAAGAAATGAGATTAGAAAGCCACCAGCAACATAAACAGCCAGACCTTGCATTACCCCTTCTAGCCCACCTACCATATCAACAATTGGCTTAATCTGGTTCCAGATATCTTTAAAGACTGGGCCGACTGTATCCCAGTTAGCTACAATTAACCCACCGGCACCGATCAGCAGGGTAAACAATTTACCCAGCGGTGACATTTTGGTGACGAAATTCATAATACCGATAGCTTTCGTTATTGCCGACACGCCAACGGCCACCCCCGCTAAATATAGACCTAACTTCAAGGTGGTTTTAATCAGTTCTGGATTGGCTTTAATCAGTTGCCGAATTTGCCCCAAAAATGGCCTTAACTCTTCCGCAGCTTCTACTATTGCAGGCAAGAATAAATCACCAATAGAAATACTCGCTGCCGTTAGTTGATTCTTTAATAATTGAACTGCGTTAGCCGTGGTCGCCGCGCGCGACGCATATTCTTTTTGCATAGAACCGGCATAGATTTGTGCATCGGCAACTTTTTTAAAGTTTTCCCGCAACTTATCGGTATTCGAGAGGAGCGGGGCAATGGCACCTAGAGACTCACGCCCGAATAGTGCTTCCAATGCCGCTGCCTGTTTTGCCTTTGGCAATTTTGCCACCGAATCCAACACCTTGAGGATTGCGGTTTTAGAGTCTTTTTGCATATCAGCAGCCAACTGTTTAGGGTCTATCTTGATAGCTTTTAACACCTTCCCTTTAATGCCCTTACCACTGCCTGATGTAAGCGATAGCATAAAGTTTTTAATACCAGTCGCGGCGATCTCTGACTCTACCCCCATCCCGGCAATAGTGGCCCCCATTGCGGCAATTTCGCCAGATGCCACACCGGCAACCCCACCGAGCGGGCCAATACGAGTCACAATCGCAGATATTTTCGCTGCATTGGCGGGGCCGGTGTTACCCAGATAGTTTACCTTGTCAGCGAGTGTAACCACTTCATTTTGCGTTAGCTTAAATGCGGTTCTCCACTGGGCCATCATCTGACCAGACTCTTCTGCCGTCTGGTCAAATGCGATCCCCATTTTCACCGCATCTTCAGCGAAACGGGTCAATTCTTCGCGCGCGATACCAGCCTGCCCACCTGCAGCAACAATCTCGCCAATCCCTGTAGCGGCCATGGGCAAATTAGACGATAGCTCCAGCACATCATCAGCCATCTGTTTAAACTGTTGCGGGCTGTCAAAATCAACCACTTTACGAACATCGGCCATGGTCGATTCAAAATCCATCGCCTGGCTAATAGGAACAGCAAACGCGGCGGTAATAGCCGCGCCTGCCACTGCTGCGCTGGAGATAATATCTTTAAATTCCCCCTTAAATTTACGCAGATCTTTCTGCATGGTGGTTAGGGTTGGAGATAATTTATTAACGCCGGTGATAATCGCCTTTAATTGAAAACTATCAGACATTTTTTATCTCCAAGGCAATGCGATCGGCCTGCTTCTCCATTTCAATTATCTTGGAAAGTGGGCAGGCCATAATGGTTAAAGGGCTAACTCGCCAGAAATAAGCGATGTTATAAACGCGGGTAGTGAGGTCTTTTACGCTGCTGAAGTCGTAAAAAAACCGAGTATCTTCATTGATACTGTCATTAGATCTTTAGGTGACATCTGCTTAGCTGAAGAGGGGGGAATATCAGCCATAAGAGGCAAATATAGTAAGGTAGATTTTGAATCCATCTTGATTTCACCATCTTTAGTGATAGTGAAAGGCATGCCACAGCTGGATACTTCATCATAGGTCGGTTCACGAAGTTTCAGCTCTTTGACCTTTTCCCCGCCCACGGTAATTTCTCTGGTTAATGTCACAATCATTGGTAAAAGCCCTCTTGCCCGTGGAATTCCATATCTACCGTGCCTTCCTCGGCATTATGGTTCGCTTCACCATGTAGCCAGGCGCTGGAAAGTACGTACACCTGACCGTTCGCCAGCTCGCTGGTAATGGTCATGGTATCTGCGGAAGTGATCTTGCTGATGGGGTAGTCTTTCGGAACTTTGAATGTCCCTTTTGTATAAGGTGCGCGGTGAGTTTCTTTGTAATCCACTGATCCATCAAGACCGATTACATCATCTTTCACCGCTGTGTTCATTGGCACCTCAATGCCGCCAGTCAGAGATAATTGCTGACCATCAATTTTGAAAAAGCACGTGCCGCCAATTCGAGCCATTTAGACCACCTCTTCGCTATATTGCAGACGGAACTGATTAAGCACCGCAAACACTCGCAGTTGGTTCACATAATCAGGTGGGAACAGCACATCAAGCCGGTTTGCGTTATCAGCATTGCGTTCGACGATCAGGTATTGCTTGAACAGGTCAAAGTTCTCAACAATGCCAGCACGCTCCAGTTGGCGGTAAACTGATAACATTTCGCCCTTAATGACATTCGGCGTAACAATCGCCTGGCCTGCTCCGAAACGGGTACCATCGTTCGCCAGCTTATGCCGCGGGTACTTACTGGTGATAACCGACTTCAACCGGCGCAACACATAGGCACTGGTATGTAACGTCTCACTATCAAGGAAACTGTTATCGGCGTTGCCGTAGGTGTTTTTCTGATACGTGGTGATGTCACGTTGAATACGCAACACCCCACCCTCGCTGTAAGCCGTGGCGATGCCATGAGTTAACAGCGATTGTTGCTCTGACAGAATGAAACGCGTACCCACCGGAGCCGGTAATGCGCCATTCAGCAAGCCGGTTTGCGTTGGTCGTGCCGGATCATTACGAATGAACACCGAATTACGCGCTGTTCGCGCCGCGACCAGTTCATCAGTTGCCATCTGTACGCCGGTTTCATACCCGGCAATAGTCAGATGTGGGTCGTTGAATGTGGCCCCAAAAGCCACCAGATCCGACAAATCACCCACTTTCGCGGTATACACATGGCCGTATAACTGCCGCGACCAGCTCCAGCGGCCGGTATCGTCGTTCATCTCTTTGCCGATGGTGGCCAGTGATGCTGAGTCATTGAACGGGAAAGCGATAAAATCAAACAATTCATCGCCTAAGGTGGCAATAGTCGCTGACAGGTCCGGAGCGCCAGCACCACCCGCCATTGGAACAATCGCAACATTCACGCCGGATGGATTCTGCTCACCGCCGACAGTACCGCGATAGTTCAGGCTGATAGGCAAACCGTTACCAGTAAGCCCGCTGTTTTTGGCTGTAAGAGTAACGACGCCCGCCGCCGCAACTGCGGTAACCGGCAAATCAAGCAGAGCATTAACCGCCGCAGCGATACTGGTACCGATAATTGCCGGAGTATCCAGCGCAGTAACCACGACTTGAACTCGGATAGAGCCGATATAAATCGACAATGTGCCAGAGGCTTGCGCGGTACCGGTGACAGTGAGTTTGCCGGTTGCTGGAGTGCTCGCTACTTCAGGGACAGCAACCACCCACAACTCACCAAAGGGATCGACAGCACGGTATGCGGCCACCATTCGGGCTAGCTGGCTACCCCGTCCGGCCACCTGCCCCGCCCGATCGGCCGACGGCATAATGACGAGTGTGTTTTTCTCAATCGAACTGTCTTCCAGCGCGTGGGCGATAATCAGCGATGGCCCGCTGTCCTGTGCCGTATTCGCCGCGCTATTGTCCATTTCGGCAAAGAACAACGGCACCCGTAAATCATTAGGGATGTTGTTAAAGCTGATCATTGTTTTTTGGCCTTTTGCTCAGGTTGAACGAGGGGTGCCGGTGGTGCGATTTTTTCAGGTTCTGCGGCCTTGACGGTCACTTCTCCTGACGCTATCCGACGGTGCCAGTAAATATTTTCATCGACGTTTCGGCCCGCTGCGGGCAAAAAGTCACCTCTGACCGGGTCAGGAACTGACCGGCCATGCTTGGGGATCACATGCATAAGGGGTTACTCGTCGTTAAGGGGAATGTTTAGCTTGTGTTCAATGGTGCCGTCAGGGGTCATAAAATCGACATCCACCATGATCCGCTCCAGCTCTGCAAGCTGCTGAAGGTCGTCCCATTGGCGGGTATCTTCTTCGGATATCTCAATTTTGGCAGAGAAGTCGTACTGGAAATAAAGGTGAGCACGGTTGGTATCCAGCAGGTTACCGCCATCATACTGAATCGGGTCATAGCACGGTTCTGGTTGCCACCCCAATAGCGCTTTAAATAACTCAGCGCGCAAATCATGCACAGCATCAAATGCCGCTTTCTGGCCCCGCTGATCTGCACTGTTATTCACCACTACCACCACGGCAAACCCATCGGTAATTGTCTGCCAATAGTCAGTTTTTGACCGTTGTTCGCCAGCAGTGTCATTAGTCGGGATAATCCATGCACTGGGTAGTGCCATCTTGCCATTTTCGAGGAGCAACTCGTATTCTGCCGCCCCAGACACTCGCCCATCAAATGTCGGGCAGCGCAGGCGCAAGGCGGCGATAACAAGTGATAATTTCATTTAACCACCACTGATTTTTTTAGTGCATTGAACAGTACTTTCTCAGCCCATGAGCGCCGATTGGCCAGCGCCTCTGTCATGAAGTTTTTTCTGGGTGCAATTTTCCAGCCACTCCCTCCTGAGGCACCTTTTCGGTGACTCTTGCCTCGTCTGGCCTTGCGTTTCACCCCATAGAACAGGAACGCAGGGTAGAAATCATCACCAGAAGGTAGCCTGGTTGCTCGCCTGCCCCCTTTTTGGTTGGGCGCGATACGCACCATAAAGCCCGGACGTCCACCTGATGGTGAGGGGACTTTATAGCCGATGGATTTTGATAGCCCGCCGGTGCGGGTACCAGGTGCTTCACCCGCCTTTGATATGGCATGGCGCGCTACCAGTCGCCGCGCCTCGTCTTGCACACCCCGCCCCACTTTAGCAAAGGCGTTTCTGACCCTTTTCTGGTTGAATTCCAGCTCTTTAGGTTTATCAAAATCGACATGCAAATATAAACCGCTGGTAGAACTTTCCATTCCCATTAATGCCCCTCCCCGATAGCTTCCACGCTACCCAGCTCTTCAGCAGTGATTACCAGAAAGCGGCTGGCTTCATTCAGGTTCGTGGTTCCCTTGACGCGATAAACCATTTTATTGATAACCACCTCATCATCCGTGGTGACACCCGTTCGGTAGCGGATAACAATGCGGTGAGTAATGGCAGCATCAATCTGTACCGAACCAATACGGACAGAATCACCAATCGCCGCCAACTTTGCCCAGGAATCAAAGGTATTGTGATAAACGGTATCAACGCCCATATGCCCGTTGCCTGGAACATCTTCGCGGGTGCGGAACTGGGCGCGCTTATTCAGTTCACCGGGAGCCGGTGACCGATAGGTAGCATTGATTTCAGTGAAGCGGCGTTGAGTCATAGTGGAATAAACCTGTATGGGCCAACGAGGAAGTAGAAGCTCATCGGAACTTCTGACTGCTCAAAATCACTGACAGATGAGCGGTTTTCATACCAATGGCTAACTAAATGCAGCATGGCCAGTTTGATATCCGCCTCCAGAACTAACCCATCAGGGTCTGCTTCGGGTACCGCATCCGCATATAATTTACGGTTGGTGTAGCTGATGACCCGTTTTTCTGCTGCGCCGCCAATCAAGGTTAACAGGTCATTTTCATGGTCAAAATCAACATCCAGCCGACACTGAGCCTTAATTTCTGGCAGTGTTAACAGCATGAAAACCTCCATACCCGCAACCTGAACCCAGATTGCGGGCATAAAAAAACCGCAAAAGCGGCATGTTTTAAATCCAAGTGAAATTAACCACCCGCTGCAGGTTTACCCACCAGCGCTTTAATAGCGGCGGTATCTTCCAAAATGCAGTCAAAACGATGGAAAGCGAGGAAGCCGGTCTGGTCAAACTCGGCATAACGTTCTACCAGGCGTTTCAATGTCATGTAAGTGATACGACGAACAATGAAACGATCAAAGTCGCCACAGAACATAAATTTCTTACCAGCAGCAATGTTGTCGATTGCCTGATCAATCACGTAAGGCACCTGCAATACGGTTGCTGGCGCACCACCAATGATTTCAGGCAACCACAGTGGACGACCTTGCAGATCTTCCATTTCGGTGAGGATTTTCAAGGTTAAATCATTGAATGCCCAACGGAATTTCGGACCATTACGATACGCGGGATCGATGGAGTGCTTGAGAGCATTCATTTCTTTCCATGTAAATGTAGTGGCCGCTGCTGTTGGAGTGACGCCCGTGACAGAAGTCACCAAGCCTTTGGGTTGTACCGGTGTTCCAGCGCCGGTCCCCTGAACAAGATATTTAGCCTCGCCGCGCCCAATACGCTGAGCAATACGGCCAGCCAAAAATGCTTCAATATTGACGCCACTATCCTGAAGTAACTCATTAGAAATACGAATTATTTTAGACGACAGCTTTTTAGCACCGAGTGAGCCAGAACCGAACTCAACATCCTGTTCGCTGGTTTCGGTGTTTTCACCCAACAGTTCCCCCTCCTCTGTAGTGCCGTCAGAGGTAGCCCATTCAATATCCTGCCCATTATCGGTATTCATGATCTGCGCAACACTGGCAATGCCACCGTAGGCTTTCATGGCCTCGACAATCATGGCGCGGAATTGGGTTGGGACTGTGTAACCCCCTTTTTCATTAGGGGCAGTACCTTGCGCACGTAACTCGCGCAAAGCGCTGCGCTCTTCGGCACTCAGTTCACTTTGCCCATGACGCAAGAACTTGTTAAATGCTTTTTGGCGCTGTTCTTGTTGCTGGCCCTCTGGTGTGTCAGTCCGTTGCCGCTGTTCTTGCTCCTGCTCCTGAACAAACTGCTGATCTAGGCTTCGCAACTCTTCTTCACGCGAGATTTGATCATCGAGCGCCTGAAGCTCGGTTTTTGCCTTATTCCAGTTGGTTCGTTGCTCATCAGTCCAGGCGTTATCACCAATACTGTCATGCAAAGCGCGCATATCCGTTGAAATGGTATTACGCTTTTGCTTAATATCGTGCAATTTCATAGGCATACATTTATTTCCTTAGGCGTTAATCAAAGTCAGCAGGCGCTCACGCGCCATTTTGTGGTTAATGGCTTTTTGTAGCACGCCGCTATCTCGCGCTTCCTGCCAGGCTTGCATAGAGCGGACACCAGAATCAGCATCCTGATAGGCTGCATAAGTGACGGGGCTAACGTCATACAGCCGAGAAAACTTAGAAATTTCCCGAATAACAATCCCTTCTTCATCCTCGTACCAGCTCTCACCATCGCGGGCAATTGAGAAAGCAAAGGAAGATTGGGTGATATCGCCACGCAACATGGGTGCGATAACCAGGTCGCGAATAGTTTGTGTGTCAGGGGCCACAATGTTGTATTGCAGACCGCGCTCATCGACCGATAAAGTGAGCGTGTTAGCGCTACTGCGACCCAGAATAAAGTTGGGGTCATGGTTAAATAGCCCGCGAACGTCATTACCCAGCACATCATCGAATGCGCCAGGCTTAATGATTTCGCGAAATCCCCACAGCGGTTCTGAGCGGGTATTGAACACTGAGCCATAGCCAATAATGCGGGTTGGCTCATTCTCCCGCTGCTCTGCCCGCACCTCCCCGCTATAACAGCGTTTTTCTGTCTCACTCATTGCTCGATCCTTTATCGTTGGGGTCGATATCAGTATTTGAAGTGGTTAATTTGGCCGCATTGACGCTAACCAGCATTTCATCAAGACCGTCTACCGGGTTCATATCTTCAAAGTCGCGGGCCTCATTGCGCGACATCCAGCCATCAGTAATGGCGAAATGGTAGAAATTGGCGCGTTCTTGCGGAGTACCACGCAACAAACCGGCCAGATTAAAGCGGACGTAGTAACCCGCCGCCCGCTCTGCTCGAGTAAACAGCCGGCGGTTTAATTCCTGCTCCCAGTTAACAATCCACGGCATGACGGTGTGGCGTACAAACTGAATAGACTGCTGGGTGATGTTGGAAAACGTGGCTTTTTCCAGGTCATTTATCATGTGGGCCGGTATATTGAAAATCCCCGCTATCTGGGAGCGGTTCAGCTTCAGCATGTCAATGATCTGGGCATCAACTGGCAAAACCGTCAGCGCCTTATAATCCAGCTCTGCGGGCAGCAACATGGTTTTGTTCTCTTCATTTCGCAGCGCGGCAGCGGCTTTTTGCCAGACAGACTTCAACCGATCCCATGCTTTAGCATCAAGAGACTGACCTTTGACTGAAACAATCCCCGCCGGGCGCGCGTTGCCACCGAAGAAGTTACTGGTATATTTCTGGCCGCTCATGCCCATGCCGATAGTCTCAGCATGTTGCAGGATAGGACTCAGCCCCATTTTCTGGTTATTGCCCAGCGCACGAATGTGGATCATGTCGTCAGGGCTGACAGCAAAGGTACCTTGGTCGTTATAAACGCCGTAGGTGTAGCGACCGCCAGTATTTAACAGGGTGGTTTCCCATGGCATGCAGGCTTCAAGACTGATTATCTCGCCGCGCCGTGAGCGCACTACTTTGGTGAAGCCATTCCCCCAACCAAGCACATGGCGTTCCTTTAATTCCCGCCATTTGTAACTGGTTTGCCAGACGTTAGGCTCATCATGTACCAGGTAAAAAACCGGGTGATCTCGCGCCACTTCAACCGTGTTTCCGGTTTTACGCATCACATGCAGCGGCATCTGGGCCAGCGTGGAAGATAGAACATAAATACAGGTATAAACTGCCCCCAGTTTCATGGCGGTTTCCGGGCTGACAAAAACATCAGATTTGAAGAAACCGGCTTCTTCTACTGATTCACCCGTTACAGGGGTGGCTGGGTTCTCCAGCGGATTACTTCGGAATAAGGCATCAAGTAGCACGGTATTTTCTCCTTGCGGCGAACAGTGCGAATATCAGCATTCCACCACCCGCGCACTGTAATGCCGTCGCTGTGCCAAATTGCAGATAAAGCCCCGCCATGAGTAAACCGAAACCGGCTACCCCGATAATGTCGATAATCAGTGATTTCATAAGATAAGCAGTTCTTCGTCTGGATCGAGGTTGGAAAGGAAATCACCGGGCTTATTGAGCATGGCTCGACCGACCGCGATTAGCGCAACGGCACCGTCTATTTTGTTCTCGGAAGCCTCTTTAATCGGCCTGACCACATCATCATTACCGGGTAGATACTTGCCCACTACGTTGCTGATACACCATGTCATGATGGGGTTGCCATCATGGTGAAAGCGCCCAGACTCAACAGCGGCTTCCAATTCCTTCATGGCGTCGCTCATGTTGGTATAGTTCTGAACGATGGTGATCGGGCTTAACCCCTCTTCAGCCAGATGGTGAGAAAGGTTAGTTGCACCGTGTGGGTCAATAGGCGATTCCTCAACCGGATTTAGACGATTTACCTCTTTGGCAGCCTCAAGAATTTCGCGGTAATCTATTTCGGCACCAGGAGTCGCCTCAAGATGGCCAGTAATCACCCACTTTTGGAAGCGTTCAGCAGTGCGCCGATCCTCAACATCAGCACTGAATACCGTGTCATACGGCACCCAGAACTTAGGGGCGATACAGTAATAATGTTGTTTCCCGTCAATAGTCCGGGTAAACAGGCGCGGCATGGAGTTCATATCCAACTTGCGGGCCAGGTCAAAAGAGAGATAACAGGATTGACCTTCAAACTGTTCCAGTGTCAGGGTGCTATCTTCACAAGCCCGCCAACTCACCATATTGAAGAATGCAGATCGGGCAGATACCCAGATATTCAAATGTTTAGTTTTAAAGATGTTGGCTTGACGGGCATTATTCATTGCCCTTTGTTGCTGGCTCAGTAAGAAATCACTGTAAACAGACACCCCCATATTGGGGTTAGCTTTCTTCAGTGATGCAGGTAATGTCCAGTCGTCACCCTCGTCAACGGTATAAATAATTCCGAACAGCTCATCGTTTGGGACGGTACCATTAAGCATTTCAATAACTTCTCGGCGCTTGTCGTAGCACGGCCCTTCAATGTTATAGCCCGCCGTGGTAATGGCCCACATGATGGGCTGTCTGCGTGACCCCATCCCCGTTAACATGGTGGTGTAGAGTGAGTCTGTTTCGTGTTCGTGATATTCGTCCACGATGGCGCAACTGGGTGATGAACCGTCACCGGGGTTACCGATAACCGGCTCAAACCGCGCACCATCTTCTGGCCGGTTCATGTTGGAAGCATTCACCTCAATGCCAAAGGCTTCACAGAGCAGCGGAGTACGCTTGCACATCAGGCGCGCTGGCCGGAACACTTCCCACGCTTGTTTCTCGGTTGTGGCACCGGAATAAACCTCAGCGCCGAACTCGTCATCACATGAAAAGCAGAATAACGCCACCCCAGCGGAAATCGCTGATTTGCCATTTTTGCGGGGGATCTCGGTGTAGACCTCGCGGAACCGGCGTAACTTGCTGCCTTTATGCAACCAGCCGAATGCGCAGCAGACGATAAAAAGTTGCCACGGTTCTAAGGTGATGGGCATTCGCTTAAAGGCCCACTCCCCCTTGGTGTGGGGAAGCAGTTGAATAAACTTTGCAGCTTTCTCAGCGCGATCTTTATCGAATCTGTATTTAAATTTACGGCCTTTTTCTGCCGCCAGATCATCGATGTGACGCTGACAGGCATCAATAACAAAACGGCAAGCAACGATCCGCCCCTGCACCACATGACGGGCGTATTGATTCGCCGCATTAACATTCGGATAGGCTTTTCTGGTCATAGGTTTGTGAACGGATTCTTTGAGGTTTTCTTACCTGCGCCAACTAAACGGGCGCGACTGCTAGGATCTAAGCCCAACATACCGCCAAAAGAAGCCAGCTGTTTCATGGCTTCATTCAATGCCGTTAGAGCAGGGTTCTTTACTGGCCCGCCGGTTGCACCAACCATCACAACACCATGTATGGCCACATGCGCCTGAGACTTTCGAGCCGTGGAATAGGCCACGCAGAACATTTCAAGGTTATGCAGATCCGTGGCACAAAGCACTTGCTGAGCGCAAAGCTCTTTTGCTGCCATGACCCACATCGTTGAGGCGAATTCATCAAACCACTCTGGCGGCGATGCACCCTTGATCGGCGTGAATGCGGGTTCGTCTTTGTTTAGAGCACGTTTACCCGGATTGCCCGCCAATTCCTTCCGGGCGGTTGGCTTGGCTCGGCGTCCGGATCGGCCCGGCGCTCCAGCCATAATCCCTCCAGTTTTAATTTCATTTTACGCGGGTAAAAAAATCCAATGAGGCTGGCGGTACGGTAGGACAAGGGCTGTAGAGATTTTACCCGCCCCTCCCCTTGGTGCTATTTATCGCTATCTGATCCGCTCAACTGCGGTCTTTTTGCGGTGGTGAGGCCAGCACAGCAGTTCAAGGTTGGATGGTTCATCTGTACCGCCATGAGCCTTGGGGATGATGTGGTCAACCGTGGTACCTGACACCACCAGACCTTCACGCAAGCACTGTTGGCACAACCCTTTGTCTCTGGCTTTTATCAGTGGCTTCAACTTATCCCAGTTAGCACCATAGCCACGCTCATGCCTGGTCTTACCCTGCTGGTGGTTCTCCCATCCGGTATTCTGATGCTCAGGACAATAACCAGTGCTATGGATCGTGGTATTGCGGCACCCATGCTTACGGCAGGCTCGTGGTATCCGAGGTGGCATTATCACTTTCCTTATATATCGCTGTGATTTCGTAGTGATGTACATCATCTAATGGGAAACCAAAGCCATTCAATCGGCGGATATCACTAAGGAACACAAACCCATTCTCTACGGGCAACCGCGCATCTGCAGAAAAACCCCTTGCAGGTGAGGCATTATTACCAGAAGCCATCTGACTTTTTAGCCAGACGTCTATTTTAAAATGCTTAATTACTCGCGACATACACCCTCACTGTTTACGCATGGCGTTCTGCCGCCAGCTAATAATCTCATCGAGCCGACCTTTACAGATCCGCAGCTCACGTTTGAGGGCCAGTGCATACAGCCCACTATCGCCCCAAGTTGTACCGACGAACTCCGGTACCTCGCATTCAGTTAATGCTGATTCGGGGGGGAGTAATACAGGACAGGTTGCTGGTGGCCGTGGTACTGACTTACTCGCGCATGATGTTAATGCTAGTATCAGGCATGCGCTGAATAGCACACTTATCATCTGACGCCGCCGCCAGAAACCGCCTGAGTCGCTCGTCACTTTCATTGCGTAACTTCCTCTCGTTTTCTAGCTGCCGGTCGGTAGCTGCACGGTTTGCGGCATCGTTGGCACCGTAAGCATCAATGATGTTACCCAGGGCAATGTTAGTCGCCTGCTCGGTCACCAGCTCCGCTTCCGTCTTATCCACCTTATTTGCCAGATGATTACGATTCAGAAGCAGAAGAAGGAAAGCCGTAGCAACTAACGCCACTAGAGCGGCGCGCCAAGTAGTCATAGCTGTAGTTCTCGCTTAGCCAACTCAAACCGCGCCTTGCGGTCATTAATACCGTTATTTCCACCATTAATAAGCTGTGTCACACGCTGAATATCATCAGCATATTGACCGCAGTTCCGGGATTGCCAGAACCAGGCAGCAGAACGAACAGCATTTAAATCGATTAGCAACTGGTCAGGATTACTGATTAAGTCCAGCTTCAAGGCGGTACCACAGGCCCGGTAGTTATCTAAACCAGTAATCTGAATCAGGCCGCGACCGCGATACTTCCAACCATCACCCGCCGCTTTATTACCCATGCGGCCTGAGTAAACCAAATTAGCGATCGCTTGTTGTCGATTAAGTGGCACTGATTTTTCACCAGACTGACGCCCCAAAGCCGAAGCCTGATCCGCAGACAGGCGCTTGCCGAACGTCGCAATCAAACCGTTAACACTGTAATTGAATGATTCCACCAGCAGCGTGAAACTGGCTGACTCATGGCCTACCTGAGCAATAAACATGGCCTGTTGTACTGGCGTGGTAATGCCAAATTCTTTCATTGCCAGGGTAATAGGCTGAATCCAACGCGCAGCAAGTTCGGCGCTGATGTTAGCCGCCATTCTGAATTGATAAGGGGTCATTGTTTTAGTCTCACCGGTTTAGCGAAGTGCATGACATTTCCACCAGCAGCAACAATTGCCACAGCCATGCTGATATTAATAAGAGTTTCGGACCAGTCGGCGTGGTTGTAATCGCCCGTTAAGATCCTGATAGTGACCGAAGCACTAGCGACCATCAGACCATAAGCAAAAATTGAGGCTATTGGTCGATAAGTAGCACCATGTCGGCGGTAAGCAAATAAACGGGCAGCTATCACCGCACAGGCAATAGCATCAAGTGTCAGCAGATAATTATTCATCTGGCTTTCCCCCACCACTTCTAAAGCGGTCGATGATGTTGCCGGGGTTCTTTGACTCTTTGTTTGCCCACATCAATAGACGTATGACAACAGCACCAGCAACCATTGCGCCGACCGGCTCAGCGGCTTTAACTTCATCAGGCGTCAGGAAGTTAATATACGATGTAATGAAAGGGGCAGATAACACACCGGTACCCCATGACAAGCCAAATAGAAATAGTTTCTTAAACAGAGAGAAGTCTGACGCAGATAACACTAATACAGCAGCGCCAGCGAACGCCCCCACAACAACACCAGCATCCAGCCCCGATAACAGCCCGATAAAAGTAACGCCAGTAACAGTTGCAGTGGCGGCTCCGGTGCTGGTGATCGGTTCCGACATGATGGTTTCCTTATATGTGGGGAATTTAGCCCGCCAGTGCAGCCACTCATTAGCAGTAATGTGTGTGGAGTTGATTGGGTGACTGATGGGCTAAAACGAGAAAGGCCACGCAATAGCGCAGCCCTGTTTAATATTTGTGATACTTATCACTTGCTGTGTAGTCTTTTTTCGATTACATTAATCACATAAACAACGCAACGAGGCAACCGAAATGAAATTATTCCACGGCTCCTACGACAATACAGCACCAGTTATCAAAGTAGGCGCTTTTGCTTTGGGTGGTGGTGATAACGTGTTTGATGGCCTGTTTGCCAGTAGTAGCGCTAACGTTGCAGGTTCACACGGTGATGCGGTTCATGCTTATGAAGTTGATGATGAAAAGATAGCTGACAATGCTGCCCTGAACGAACGCATTGAAGAAATCATTAAATTTTTAGGTACCGAAGTCTATGCTTGTGACGTTGACGATGAAACTATCACGGCATTAGCGTATGCGCTGGCTGACGGTGAAGAAACTGACAAATTCGATGAAATTTTTTACCCTCGCTCATGTGTCATTCGTCGCGGAGCATGTAGCTGGGAAATGCAACGCCTGCGGGGACGTGCGGCTGCATATCTCGGTTTCGATGCAGTAGAAATGGATGACGAGCACGGCACTTCGTACTTAATCGTTAATCCAGCAATTAAGGCAGTTTGATATGGAACTAATCGAATACATCAAACTGACTTTTTCAGGTAATCAATCAGAATTTGCGCGCCATATGGGTGTTGATCGGCAAAAAGTTCAAGTGTGGATTAAGGGTGGATGGATTATTGTAGGTAATAAGTTATACGCCCCACGCCGAGAAGTGCCAGAAATTTGAAGCCGGTTACGGTTCCGGCGTCAACACCTACCAATGTGCTGACCGCATACCTTAAATGTACTTCTGTGGTGGTGGGGAATTCGCCGACGTCGTTTCACTGGTGTTCCACTTGTATCCCCACACATCGGTGCCTGCATTCACCACATTCGGCTGAGCACCAACCACTGTTGCAGCAATGATCTGAATAGATTGGGATATGAACCCGTTATTCAGTGATGCCCAGTCGAATGTAGAAAAACCGCCACTTCTCGCAGTGGCCGCGCTCATGCCCTTGAGTCTCGACGCCTCAGCCGCTAATAACCGGTGCGCATCTGGCGTGTGCGCTGCTTTGCCGGAGCTTGTTTTGATATAAGACCTTGACCCGTCACAACACAGGCTCGCGCAACTTTGCGACTCAGGGCAGCATCATTACTGCTGCATTGCCTTTCGGCGCGGCCTAACCGTTTAGCTACAGCATTTTTCAGCCCTCCATAAACGACAAAACCCCGCAGAAGCGAGGTTATAAATTAAATTAGTAGCAACATATCAAATATGCTTTAAATATGGCTTACTTTGTTCACTTTTGCAAGCATCACGTCGCTAAATGTTGCTATCTTCCTGATTTGTTATTTACAACGCAATTCAGAGAATCCGCATCCAATGCTTCAATCAGCCTTAACAGCGATTCCCAATGCGGCGCATAGTGCATTGTCCAATTATTACGCTGAACCCCCACCAATCCCGCTAGCTCTGAATATGAATACTCTTTCCCATGTAACAAGTGGCCCACACCAGCCGTTTGTTGCACTGCCAGCCATACGAGGCTTTCAACTCTCCGCCGTACTTTTGCTGTTACTGGTTTTTCTGCTAGTTGCGGCTGATACTCATTCCATATATAGCGACATATCTCAACCTGGTAATCAAATGTCAGATCGAAGGAATAGCAATAGCGAATCCATGCAGCCTGATGAGGCTTTAACTTGAATACCGCCCTACGCCATGCACTGGTGCAATACGTTAGCGGATCTATCGGAGTAACCTGGCTTTTACTCGAGCGGGTTTCTGTGCAACGCACTGGCTCCGTTTCTTGGCAAACTCTGCGACCATCAACCTCAATACTCCTAATCCTCTGACGCTTAAACCGTGTGGTTCTGGCTAACGCCGCACCATCGAACGCCTCTAATTGTCCCTTGCTGCTTCCGCATATATCAGCAAGGGCAACAGACAATACACCTCGAACATACTGGAGATATTGCTGATTCATTTTTCTACTCCACACAATTAAGGCCATTAGGCCAATACGCCCAGTGCAAATGCTCGATCTATAAACTTTTCCCATAACTCTATCTGATTTCCGTATTTCGCTTCCCACGCTTTCACACCTGCCGAACCATGTATTTCGGCGTGATGAATTCTGCAAAGCGGGATAGTTTTAAAGTCATTGGCCTTTGTTCCCATGCCGCCCTTCCCATGTCCGATAATATGATGTGGGTCACAGCAGCCATCCCCGCAGACGCAACAAGGCTCTGACTTAACCCACCGCACATATTTCTTATTTTCCCAGCGTCGTAATTTGGGAATGAGCATTTGACTCTCGGGAGATTCAGGATCAACTTTCAAGGTTAAAACTGGCTTAACAGCTACTTCGGCTGGTGGCTTGGCTTTCGCTACTTTCTTAGCTACAACCTCTTGCGGGGCTAATGACCAGGTAATATCGCTTTCCTTTGTACCGCCAGTTTTAATCACCGCTGGTGGCATGTGAAGGAAAGTGCGGGAAATAGAATCAGGCATCAGATCTGAAACTTCGCAGATCACAGCCCAACACCATAATTCCGGCAACGTCAGCTGGTGGCCCTCGGAAAAGCGGAAATAGATGCGCACAGTCTCGATTACCCAAGTAATGAGATTCAATGTCGCTAGCTGATCTAACCGTGGGATATTTTGCCCGCTAAGCCGGTTGTCACATGCCCAGCACAGGCGGATAGATCTGCCTTTATAGTTAAGTGTTGTCAGATTCTTATCGTGATAGCGCTCATCTGAACTAACCCACTGGCACTCTTTGATTAGTCTTACCCGAGATTCAAGCACTCGAGGGCCACCAGCAGCGCGGATAACTCTCTCATGCTCAAAGAATGGTAGCAGGCGCGGGTCGTTAGCTAATTGTTGCTCTACAACAGGTAATCTGCCGTCAGGCAGAGATTTAAACTCTTCTGGCTCAGTGGCCACCAGCAAGCGGCCAGACATATGAGGCCATAGATCAGCGCTTATCTTTAAAAAGATAGCGCCAAGTTCTTTCTGGATAATAGGTCTTAGCAGTGCTCTCATGCGGCACCTTTCTTAGCCAGATACTCAGCCCATAAGCCACCAACCCATTTAACGCCCTTCGGTGTAAAACGGGATTGAGCGAAAGCATGATTATTAATGGTGTTAGTACCCGTCTTAACCTCAAATCGCCCTAATTCACTGTGCTGCTGATGAGGTGATAACATTCCGTTAAGCCGGTACATGATGTGATTATCAAGCAGGAACTGACGAAACTCCGCTTCTCTGGCATTAAGCAGTTTTGCAACTTGTCGGAATGTCATGGAACCCTTAGCTATTACGTAGCGATCGACAAACTCAACTTTTGGCGCAGCAATAGAAAGCTGGTTTTCAAGCTGTTGCTTTTCTTCTGCCAAATTAGCCGCAAGCCGCAATGCCTCTGGCAAAGTTTGAGGGATCAAGTTCTGTTCAAGCTCTTGCCAGCGGTCAACCACTGCAGCAGTGAATTCAGGGGATAGTCGGGCAACTAATACCAAAGAATCCCGCTTGTTGAACCGATACTCAAAATACTTGTTACCGTTGTGCTCAAAATCGAACTGCGCCAACGGCGCGGTTAAAATACCGCCAGCACATAGGCGTTCTGCAGAACGTTTCACATCGCTGTGCTTACTGTTCACCAGCACAGCGATTTCACGACTGCTCATAGTCACAACCGATGCAGTAACACCTACGTAAGTATTCATACATGTACCTCGCTGATCTGTATTTCTACCTTCCCGCCCTTAGTCATAGGCATCCACTCCAATAACATCCGCTTTATCTGGCTGTCGTCTGCCCACACTCCGGCATGCGTCAAAGCATCAAGAAGTGCTTTCAGGTAGTTGTCCATGTCCCTTATGCGCCGGTCTGGTGGGTAAAAATTAATAGTTACGGCTAAATGACCAGTAATGGCTTTCGGTACCCGCCGTAATTGCTCGAGCACACAAGCCAACGCTTCACTGCGGTATTTGCGACCGTCGACACTGATTAGGTGGCGGCCAGCCAGCGGCCCCTTATTTGGGGCGCGCCAGTAGCCATTAACTGATGGTGGGAATGGCAGGGTGAGTTTCAAACCATCACCCCGCGTTCCGGTACCGGAATAATTTGTGGCTGGTTTTGTGGTGCAAGACGCTCGGCCTCTCTGCGGATCTGCGCTAAGAATGCCGCGCCAGTAGTCATAAGCTGATCCAGCGAGACATAACTTGTTGCTGGCCCGCGCCACGTCTTATCAAATATCGCTATGGCACCAGCGAAGAATGCACCGCTCGGTACCTGTTTATCATCTGCCGGAATAAACCAGCGTGGGAGGTCGAAACCAACGCGACCGCGAATGAACGCTATGTGATCGGCTTGCTCTGGCCACCAGCTCTCTGATGTGGCGACTTTAATCAGGAAAACATAGCGCCCACCGGCGTCACGCATTGCCGCTGTGTGCTGCATGATGTGTGTCATGCCAGTGATGTATTCACCTTCATGCTGTTTAGCGCGGGAATAAGGTGGGTTACCGAACGCCGCGCCTTTAAGCTCTTTCACTCGCTCAGCCCAGTCTTGGACCAGCGCGTTATCTTCTGCCGTGTAGAAATCAGGGCATTTACTGTTTTCACCGTCGGTGAACAAATCCAGAACCAGAGGGCCAAACATCTGATTAATGCCCCAGAACAACGCATCAGGGGTACGCCACTGATCGCCAACCTGTTTTAAGAAATGCGCAGGCATAGCTTTTAGTGCATTCAAAGATTGAACATATTCTGAAGTTTGTGGCGTTTCTTCTTCCAGTTCACCACTGGATTCACAAGAAAAAGCCTCGCAGGATTCAGTACATGAACCGGATTCATACCCGCCACCGCCACGGATAGTTGCAGCTATATCATCACGGCTATGTTCAGCAAACATGGCAATGATTGACTCGAGCGAGTTATTGCCACGGTACATGATTTTGTTTTCTTGCTGGCGCCGTTCTACAACACGCACATCATCACTGGTGATCACTTCCAAGAATTTTGCCGTATGTTCTGGCTCATCTCGGGTAGCCAAAGCAATTTTGTTAACGCCTTTTTTCACACAAAGAACACAGTTACCGAGATGCTCAGGCAGATCCAGATCGAAAGGCTGCTCTTTCCACCAGTCCAATACATCTTGTTTTTCGAAGTCACTGATATCAGCAAGGTAGTGAACGCCATCATGCGGGGTTAACCGTTTTTTCTCATCAGCACGAATGCCTATCCACTTTTCATACTCAGGAAAATGGTCTTTGCAATAGCGATGAAAAGGTTCGATTTTCATTGTGCGAGTGCAAAATGCGCCATGCACATAAGGTGTGCCATATTTTGCACAGGCATCGCGCCAAGGCTGTAGATCTGGACCAATATCATCAACGCTAATCACCTTGTAGCTGTTGGCCTTTCCCAGTTCAGGGTTAACGTCCACGCGCAGGCAGATCAGGTCAATCTTCCAGTGGCTAACAATATTGCGGATAAAATCATAGGTTTTAGGATGCTCGGCACCAGTATCCATGAAGATATAACGGACATCTTCGCCAGCAGTCCGCCGTTGCTCCATCAGGTGAACCAAATAAGCGGAGGTGCGACCACCAGAAAAACTAACCACTTGAGTTGTCATGATGCAAGCCTCCGAAGTTCGTTCTCACTGACCTGATCAAGTGCCTTGGCCCAGATACCGTTCCATTCAATTCGTGCGGAGGTTTCATTCATGCGACCAAGACCGCCAGCCATGGAAAGTGCTGTTTTCTCTACGGCGTTTTGTGCCTTGCCGTGACGTAATATCAGGCGGTCAAACGCTTCTTGTCTGGTAACCGTGTCCATCTTCGGTACTTTCGGGAGGTCATTTGCGCGGAGTTCTTTAACGGACAAATAGCACTTTTCAGTGATCAGATAATCAAAGTTCTTGCGGCGCCACGTCTTACCTGATGATGTATCAGGGCGGTCCTCAAGCATCCAACGGCATTTCTTTGAGATGTAGCGCAGATAGGCAGACCATTTTTCCAGATTGAGATCGTATTTTTTCCAGAGAGCACGGAGCTTGGTTTGACGGTCTTTCGTCATATCCAGCACTCCAGGCATTTCTGGCAGCGTTGCGTGGTAAGCCTCCAACACCGCTGAATAATCAATTTTTAAAGAATCAACTGGCTGTGGGTCGGTTGCCGCAGGCGACTGACCAGTAGTCTTGTTGATCTGTAAGTAGTGATCTGTGTACTGATCTGTATAGAGATAAGATTCGGCTTCATTGCCGTTTCCGAGTGGCTTTTCTGCCGAATCAATTTGGCTGTTCTGCCGTTTTGATTCGTCGATACTGCCGTTTCCATTCGGCAATACTGCCACTTCCACGGCTGGCGGAAATATCTTGGCAATTAATACATCACCATCAAGGCGATAATGTTTCTTCGGGGTACCGTTTACCTTACGAGTTGCAGTTTCGATAACGCCAGGGAGGTAGTTGCTGATGAGTTTGTTTGTTGCCTTACGAACCTGATCAGCAGTAACGCCTCTAATCTCTCCAGCTAATTCGTCATAGCTCTTATAAAACCAACCATCGTTGAGGCTAGATGGTATGCCAGACCAATACACCAACTGGTTCAAAATTGCCCCTAACATGTGGGCCTGCTGATCACCTTTGAAAAAATCCAAATAAGGTGCAGGAATGACAATGACATTCTTTTGCCCTGAGAGAGCCTGAATAACATCAAATATCCGGCTCATAACACGGCCTTTGGCGCTGGCAGAGCAAGATAACGGAATGTATCCACAACATAATCAGCAGCGCTGTGGGTGACACATATCCAAAGGCCGGGTATTCTCATCACATAACGAAATGACTCTCTCCCAGTAACCGGCAAGCAACGTAGTTGCAGGGATGAGCGTTTAGCCGCTACAATGTTCATGCGTTAATTACTCCACACAATGTTTAGTTAATGCACCCGACGCCTCTGTGCCGCACACGGAGGCGTCACCCTCACCTAAGAGCATTTCTGTTACTACCCAAATCTCTGCTATCAAAGACTGCGCTCGATAACCCTTTGCTTTTAATCGCTTACTTTCATTGCGATCCAAAATGCCATCAGCGATAAATTCATTGTGAGCACGACTGAAATCACCCAAAGCACCCAATAAATCATTAAACTTAACAAGCAGTTCTTCATTCCCCACTTCGTCTATCACCGGCAGTTTCACAAACACACCACCAGCACGCTTACACATAGCTTCGGTAATGTCGGAACGGCCAGAGATTGATTCCATCTCTACAGCCATGCCCAGCGGCACTACCTGCCCCGCTAACTGGCGAACGCGGTTACGTAGTGCATTCTCAGTACCGGACAGTGGGCATAACTGTTTAGCCATGGAGTCATACTTACCAGGCGTTTGAGTGATCAGCTGATGTATCGCGTCGCTGATGTCTGGCTGAGTTGGAAAGTCTTTGTTATCCACAATGTTTCTCTCTCTTTGGTGGTGATACCGATCAAATAAATTGGTTAAGCTGCATCTGTCTGCGGCATACCATCACGAGGATTTGGATAAATATCCGGGCGCAACTCATGAGGTGTTACTGCCCACTTCCCCATTGCGCAGAGTTGGATTACCCGATCTGCGGGCACTTGGTCATTGATAATCCAATTAGCGACAGACTGAACAGATTTGAACTCAAAAGCCCGAGAGACACTGGACAATGAGCCAACAGCCCTAATTGCCCGATCAGTGATGTTTTTGCATTTACTGGACATTATGCCCTCCTATAGTTTCCACAAAAGGGATAATGCTACTTAAAGTAGCTAAAATCAACAACCAAAAATAGAAATGACTAATATTAGTAGCGGTTGTAATCTTCTACTCATGGTAGAAAATGAAACTAAATACAATGATTTTGCGGCACGTCTGAACTCACTGATGGGCAAGCATGAGATCAGCGTCAGTAGCCTGGCAAAGCTAAGTGGTGTCTCTTATGAGATGGCGCGGCGCTATACCTTGGGTACAGCAAAACCGCGAGATGAGAAGATGCTGAAAATTGCGGATCACTTGAACGTCTCTCCAGCGTTCCTAGACTACGGAACCATGACTGGAGGAGATACGGAAGCTGACTCGAAGGTTGTAAAATTAAGGCAACTTGAGGTTTTCGCCTCAGCGGGCCATGGCTATATCAACAACGACTTTCCAGCCGTGATAAGCTCCATCGAAATACCTGAAGATAAGATATATGAACTATTTGGGCGTAAGTCATTGGATGGAATACATTTAATGAACGTTGATGGTGATAGCATGATGCCAACACTTCACCCACGCGATTTACTGTTTATTGATACAAAGATAGATCACTTCAATGGTGATGGTGTTTATGTGTTCAATTTTGAAGACTCAACATTCGTCAAGCGACTACAAAAAGTAAAAGGTAGACGATTATCAGTTCTTTCTGACAACGATAAATACCCGCCATTTTTCATTGAAGCCAATGAAATGAATGAACTTTATTTTTTCGGTAAACTTATAAAGCATTTACCTCTCAAATTTAACGACTTCTCTTAAAATTGCCTATTCTCAAATAAATACCGGCTTATGCCGGTTTTTTTATGCCTAAAAATCAGATAGTAAGCATATCTTCATTGATAATTTATAATACTTCTACTTTTTGTAGTTGATTTTAACTACTTTGGGTAGCATTATTTAATCCATCAACAGCGGACAGGCAGGACGCCCACGAAGTAGCTGCCGGTGGCACTGAACTGATCTGTGATGGCGATGCAGAGAAAGTAAGTCTGGAGTGGGACGTAGAGAAGTTTGGCCCGCCACCTGTACCAGTTTAAGTTTTGATTTGAAACGGGCCGCTCCGGTACTAATCGGTGTGTTTTGAGGAAGGCGAACGGCAAGTAACCCCTCCTGTCACGGCAGTAAACGCGGTTGAGCCTCGTATCCCGCGCAAAGAATGCCCCGTGAGGCTTAAAAGGCCGACTGATCCACGTTACGGATCACACAACAGGTAAGAGCACTCCGCGTGGTAAGCGAGAAACCCATGGAGCGCGTAAGCGAAGAAAGGCAGATCAAGTGACCGAGGCTGTTCGTGAGATTGGGGAACCGTATCTCACTAAGCCCGATTAAATATCGGAGCCTGCTGCACATAGAGTGCTCTTACCGTTGTGATGTGTACAAGCGTACTGCACCGCAGGCGGGAGGAAGACTGGAAATCGGCTGGGCGTCCATCATAACGCCAATACCAAAACCGAGCGGCCAGAAATAAGTAGGGGTAGCGCCCTAGTGTCACAACCTTGTTCCATTGCTGTTGCTGTGTTTTAGCGGCTGCGCCAGTTCTCAATCAACCAACACCAGGGGGGAGTGAGGATAATGTTCTGACAGGCCAGCCGCTCTTTTTACACACAAAGAAGTGCTCCGGGCGGGTTATCCCTTTAAACCCGTACAGTATAAAGCCCCCGGATCGGAGTACTTCTCTGTGTGTGGAGTAAACAACGCAGTGCAAACTGCATTACTGAGGATCACCCCAATGAGTGAAGAAAGAAAAACCGTGGTACCGGAATTTCTTGGTGAACTGGATGCCGGTATTTTCGAAAATAAAATATCTGCTGCTTTAAATGCTGCCGCGCTAGGCGTTCTAAATAATGGCGGTAAAGGAGAGGTAACTATTAAGTTTGATTTATCTCGCATGAGTAATTCAAAAGACGAAAAGCGCGTTATGATCTCCCATAAACTTAAATTCACCACCCCAACGCCACGCGGTAAATCATCCGAAGAAGATACAACCGAAACGCCTATGTATGTTGGCAAAGGCGGTAAGCTGGCAATTATGCAGGAAGATCAGGGCCAGTTATTCACAATTCAGGGCGAGACTGACGGAAAACTAAAGACCGTTAATTAATTTATTCGCCATCACCAAATTATATTTATTAGGGAATTTATATGTCTCAACAATTAGATTCGTCAGCCATCACCGAAATTCGCGATATGGTTTTAGCATCATTAGTTGAACACAAATTAGCTTCCACAGCTTGCGATACCATTGCTTTGCCAGCTAGCGTCTCAGTTAAAAGCCTTGAGCAGTTCCAACTTGTGCGTTACCGCTTCCGTGGTTCCATGGAAACCAGCAGCATTGATGAATATGTGAAATATTCATCTGGCTATGCTGGTGACGGTGTTCGCTGCTTTATTGATGCCGATGAAATGCGCGCACAAACTATCTTCAACATTGGCACTCTGCGAAATCCAGGGCATGCCGATAACACCGCCAGCTTATCACTCAAGAAAACAGCGCCATTCCGCGAACTGCTTAATATTGATGGTCGCAAGCAGACTCAGAAAGAACTTGCTGAATGGCTGGAAGATTACCGTGAGTTCTTGCTAGCCTTTGATGCCGATGGTGTAGTGCTGGATATAAAGAAAGCCGTCGGTGCAGTACGCCGCATTACCATCGAACAAACCAGCTCTGCTGATCATGAAGACCAAGACTTCAGCGCTAAACGATCTGTAATGGAAAGTGTTGAAGCCAAAAGCAAAGATGTTATGCCAGCGGCATTTGAATTTAAATGTGTTCCCTATGAGGGATTAGGCGAACGTCGATTTAAATTGCGCTATAGCATTCTCACCGGCGGAAATGTTCCCGTTTTAGTATTGCGCATTGTTCAGTTGGAAGCGGAAGAAGAAAAGATAGCTGTGGAATTTTTGGAGCTACTTACCGATAAATTTAAAAATGTCGAAGTTGAAACGTTTATCGGTAAATTCAAAGCGTAATTAATTAAACCTTAACTTATTAGTATCACTTCAAATATCCCAGCAATGGGGTATTTGGCGGGGTATTACCTAAAAACCGTGTGGAGTATATTTATGTCTTATATCACGACTTATTCAGGACTGGACTTTGATTATTTAAAACCAGTCGCCAGCAGTATTTGCATTGATGATATTGCTCAGGCTTTATCGCATGAATGCCGTTTTGCCGGTCACCTGCCGAATTTCTATAGTGTGGCCCAACATTGTCTTTTAATGAGCTTTATTGTCGAAGAGCAATATGCCCTTGAAGCGTTGCTACACGATGCATCAGAAGCTTATTGCAAAGATATTCCCTCCCCTCTCAAGCGCTTACTTCCTGACTACCAGGCAATCGAGCGCCGAGTTGATTTGGTTATCCGTGAGAAATTTGGGTTGTCGGCGGAAATGGGTTTCGTTGTTCATTATGCCGATCTTGTCATGCTGGCCACTGAGCGTCGTGATCTGGATATCGATGATGGCAAACCATGGCCCATGCTAGATGGTGTACCTCCTTCAGACATTTCTATTACCCCGCTAACACCATTGCAAGCCCGTGCAAAGTTCCTGCAGCGATTCAATGAGCTAACCGGGGCCAGCCAATCATGATGTACGGCCTGTTTTTACTCGTCTGCTACACATTCCAGCCGTGCCAGTACGAGCCTCAGGGCTACGTATACCCGGATGATAAGAATTGCATGGCAGACATTCAGCAACAAGGTCTACCACCTGAATATGAATGCCTGCCAGTTGATGGCGTTCTCTATGCGAGGAAACAGTGATGATCAAGACAATTACAGCAGCACCAGTTGAACGTGATAGCCATGGTTTCTGGACTCATCCTGATTTTTTTGTCCCAGCAAACGGAAATGAGTTTGGTGTCGAAGGTGAATTCGATGCGTGGAAAGCATTTAACCGCGTTACGGGCGCTATAGGCTGGATGGAATGTGAAGAAAATGCAGAAGAATTACAGTCTGCATACGATGCCGGTGATTGTGATCTCAGCATGTGGCAACCCACCCCACCAAATGGCGACGGTTGGTTTATGGCATCCATCCACGAAACAGAAGAAGGTCCGGTTTGTTACTGGTTGCGCCCTATCGAATGCGATCCAGAAGCGTTAGCAACCCACCGAGAGCGTTGCCATCTTGAAGCATTAAAAACGGTGCTTTTAGCTAAGCATCAGGCAGCGGTAACAGCGGCACATGAATATTTTTCAGCCTGTGATGTGGGTGAAGAAAGACTTTTTGCAGCGGCAATTTTTGAACGTCTGCGTGTGGCCACTAGAAAACATCAAGGTGACCTATGAGCTTTCAACTAAAGTTCGAACAAAAAGGCGACTTTCAAGCCTGGTACGCATGCCAAGCGTGGCTTAATGATCGTGGCTACAGTTACGGTCCAACATCTGCTCGCGCACCGGGGGTCGGTGTTCTTAAGGGTGATTTCTGTATCGCCAAAATGCACAACCTGACAAAACAGGAAATTAAACAACTGGATGGAAGAGTTGACGGTGATTTCCGAGATGGGCCGGTCACCCTTCGGCTAAAAGTTGAGCCAGAAGTTATGGTAAGCAGCGAATCAACGAAGCAACAGCGCCTTGATCATGCCAATCAGTTGATCCGTATTATTGCCGCCCATGGTCGCCGGTTCTTCTTTGATACAAGAACGGAGAGAGTCGCTCATCTCGAATTGAACAATACCGGTAGGGTTTTTCTGATCGATGAATATACCGGTAAGCGAATTTATACCCACTTCGAAAACCGACACTGGAAAGGATTTAACCACGGCGGTACTTTGCGGTCGCTGGTCATAATGATGCGGAACTACATCTGTAAAGGTGAGCGCATCGATGCTTACTACTTGGGACCAGAAAGAAGCGGTCTACTAAAAGGCAATATTTGGGGCTATCCAGAAGAGGCGATCGAGGCTGTTCGTAATGAAGCTGGCTTGTTACCAATCATCGAGCAGGAGGCATGATGGATAAGTCGATTTTAGATATGTGCTGCGGCTCCCGCATGTTCTGGTTCAACCGTGCCGATCCGCGCGCTGTATTCGTCGATATCCGTGCCGAAAGTCACACTTTATGTGATGGCCGTAAGCTGGAGATTGCACCAGACCTTATTGCTGATTTTCGTCAGTGGCCGTTTGCCAATAATACTTTCCAGATCGTTGTATTCGACCCACCCCACCTTACCCATTGTGGGCCTGAAGGTTGGCAGGGAAAGAAATACGGCATCCTTAGCAAGTCATGGAAAGACGACCTTACTAAAGGCTTTGCTGAGGCGTTCCGGGTATTACGTCCCGGGGGGGTACTTATCTTTAAATGGAATGAGGTTCATATCCCTACCCGAGACATTATTAAACTGTCGCCGGTACCGCCAATATTTGGGCATCCATCAGGGAAACGAGCGAATACGAACTGGGTGTGCTTTCAAAAGCCAGAGGAAGATTTGATGGCTAAATTATTACCACCACGCCTCTCCGAAAAAGAAATGCAGGAGCTGGCTGACCGTACCATTGAAAGTTTTGTTAACGCCTGCCACTGCAAAAACAAAGACGATATTTTGCTGGCCATCTCATTCTTGCTGAGTGGGGGCTTAAGCGCTGGTGAGACTGTTAAACATGGCGAAATGGAGGTACTGCAATGAATAACATCGAGAAAATCATTAGGCGTCTCAAAACTAAGGTGTCATTAGCTGAATTGATCGGCCCCGACGAAATGATAGTCTCAGCTTCTGATTTGAGTGCACTGATAGCCCAACTGGAAGCGGCGCAACAGGAACTGATTAAACCTTTGCCAATCGGTGAGCTTGTTCATCGGCTGGAAGGCCAGACCTATGAAAAATGGTTGAGTGAGTCAGATGTAAAAGGCTTATGGGACCGCGCCGAGAAAGCAGAAGCAGCGTTATCAGCGGCAAACGAAATGGTTCCGGTGACTATTGATTCTGGCGTCATTCGTGATGCTAACAGATATCGCTTTCTGCGTGATGAAGATGCATGGGGTGAAGACAGCGACAGTTGGGATGTCGAGACAAGAACTGGCCTTATCAGTTCCGAAAATTTAATGGAATTGAGATTAGACAACTTTGATGCCGCGATTGATGCACGCATGGCAGCGTCAGACATTCCGTTCCTTAATCCAGCTAATGCCTCGCAGAAGCCGGTTGTGTTGCCGAGAGTTGCCGCAATTCATGCTGAATTAACGGACGTAGCTCGTCATCGTACAAGCGTTGAAAACATACAGGATGTAGTTGAAGCAATCAAAGCAGCCGTTGGCAAGGTCGAGGGGGAGTGATGATCCACTACCATGGAGGCCCCATCACGCCAGACACATGCGCGATTAAAGCTTGGCGTGGTAGACATGCATTTATCTCTTTTGCCCATAGTTCTCAAATCGGATTAGCTTCTGAAATCTGTCAAACATTTGCGCTAGATAATGGGGCATTTTCAACTTGGAAAAAGGCTGGGAAGAACAAAATAGATTGGTCAGATTACTACAACTTTGTTGACCGTTGGAAAAATCACCCCGGTCTGGACTTCGCAATTATCCCTGACGTTATCGACGGCGGCGCGGAAGAAAATGACGCCCTGCTTGCTGAATGACCCCATGGGAAATTTGCAGGAGTGCCGGTTTGGCACATGAATGAATCCAATGATCGCTTTATTCGTCTCTGTAATGAGTATCCTCGCGTAGCGATCGGCAGTTGCGGTGAATATGACGTGAAATCACCGCTGAAAGCAGTGGCAAGACTGAAAGATATTATCAGACATGTTGTTGATGTTAACGGACAACCGATTACTAAGTTGCACGGATTACGGATGCTTAATCCAACTATTTTTACTCGCCTGCCGCTAGCGTCAGCTGACAGCACAAACGTCGCGCAGAACATCGGGAAGGATGTGAATTGGAAGGGGACTTATCAGCCGTACAGCAAGGAAACGCGCGCAACAGTCATGGTTGAAAGAATTGAATCACATAACAGCTCTGGCACTCTCGACTATTGCGAAAAGCGTGACCACTTTGCTGTGCAATTGGGGCTTGAGGTGTAAATGAGCAAATTAACTGAATTGGTAGAGGTGAATGCTGAACCGGTGCAGTTTGATCCACCAGCAGCGAAATGATTTTAGTCACGGCCTGTGTGCGGCGGGCCTTTAAATAAACAGTGTGGAGGTTCGTATGATTAGTCTCGATTACATCCCCATCAGTGCGTATTGCATTACCACAGGGGAAACGGTTGAAGCCATCAATAAGCGGGTTCAGCGTGGAGTATGGCGTGAGGGCAAGCAGGTTTTAAAAGTTGATGGTGTTAAAGAACGTTGGATTGATCTTACGGAGGTTTCAAAGTGGGCGAGAGGGGATCGGCAAAGCTCCCAAGGGGCATAACTGTTCGCAGCCATAAAGCTGGGCAGACAATCAATATCACCTTCACATATAAAGGGGTTAAATGCCGTGAACCCCTTTCTAACATCGAAGTGACACCCAAAAATATCAAATATGCTGAAAGGCTATTGGGTGAGATCCACAACAGAATAGAACGAGGCACCTTTAATTATGCTGATCAATTTCCTCGGTCAGTGCGATTGAAGGTATTCGGTAATAACCAAAGTTCGAAGCACATCAAAAAATATCTGGATGAATACATTTCAATTTGTGAAAGCCGTAAATTATCACCAGGTACTATCGCCGGCTATAAAAAGTGCATGAGCGCCCTATCCAATTTACATGAAGTTAATGTCTCAGATCTTACGCCCGCGATGGTTAAAAATTGGATACAAGGCCAGAAGGTAGCGCTGAAAACTATCCGCAATAGATTATCGTTCTTAGGCTCCGCGATAGATGAAGCAGTAACTGATGGCTTGCTGTCGGCTAACCCTGTTTCTCTTGTGTCGGCATCCCGGTACCAAGGTGAAGATGTCCAATCAGAAAGTGAATATGTGGTTGATCCGCTTTCACCTGATGAAGCGAAAGCCATTCTATCCACGGCGATGAATGCTCAATGGGAAAACCTTTTTAGATTTGCTTTGCATACTGGAATGAGAAGTTCAGAACTATGCGCGATACGGTGGCAAGATCTCGATCTCGTCGGCAATACAGCCCATGTAATAACGGCCAGTGTTGAAGGGGTAATTAAGGGAACGAAGACTAAGGCGGGGCGAAGAAAAATAGAATTAGATTCTGATGCATTATTAGCTGTCAAAAATCAAAAACCATTTACATTTATGCTCAACGAGTATGTTTTCCATGATCCGAAAACGAATGAGGCTTGGGCCGGTGCTGATGCGATCAGAAAAAAAGCATGGATACCAACTTTAAAAAGGGCTGGCGTCCGGTACCGGAATCCCTATCAGACCAGACATACGTTTGCCACGATGCATATTAGCCAGGGCGCGAATTTATTCTGGTTAGCAGGACAGATGGGCCACAAAGGGCCGGAGATGCTTTTCAGGCATTACGGTTCGTTCCTGAAGGAATACAGTGGGATGACTGAGGAAGTACACCAAAGGAGCCGCACAGGATACGCGCCAGAAAAATAATAAAAATAAACATTCCATAACAATAAGTTAGGGAATTACGGACGCGGGTTCAAATCCCCCCAGCTCCACCACTTTTTGTTTTACCGAAGTATAGTAAAGTCTACTAAGCCCGCATGGAACCAGCCTTGCGGGCTTTTTTACGTCTATAGTAGTCTACTGAGAATTGCTAGAAACCACTACTTATGGCACCCTCCTAATGTCCCTCAGCCATGAGGGAGTAAATACGAGGGAGCAAAAATGCCAAAGGTAGCAACAAAACTCACCGACACAGAGATCAAAAAAGCTAAACCCGTAGATAAGGAATTCACGCTATGGGATGGAGATGGTTTGTTCCTTCGCATCAAGCCCAGTGGCAAGAAAATCTGGCATCTCGCCTATGCCGTGCCTTATACGAAAAAGCGTTCCAAAATGAGCCTTGGATTCTATCCTCACTTAACACTCGCTCAAGCAAGAACACTTCGTGATGAATATCTATCATTGCTTGCTAATGGCATTGACCCTCAAGCCCACAACGAACAAAAAGCTAACGCGATAAAAGATGCTACTGAGAATACGCTACAAGCCGTTGCAAGAAAGTGGTTAGATGAGAAGGTAAAGACATCTGGTATATCCAAAGACCATGCAGAAGACATCTGGCGCAGTCTTGAACGAAATATCTTCCCCGGATTAGGCAATGTTCCTATCAAAGAGATTCGGCCTAAGTTATTGAAGCAGCATCTTGACCCAATTGAGCAACGCGGTGTATTGGAAACCCTGCGCCGAATCATTTCCCGCCTGAATGAAATCTTTCGCTGGGCAGCGACAGAAGAACTTATTGAGTTTAATCCTGCTGATAACCTCGGTCAGCGTTTTAGTAAACCTAAAAAGCAAAACATGCCCGCCCTTCCCCCCAGCGAACTACCAAGATTTATGGCTGCACTGGCTAATGCTTCCATACGGCTGGAAACACGTATGCTGATTGAATGGCAATTGCTTACTTGGGTTCGCCCCGGAGAGGCTGTTCGTGCGCGTTGGGCTGACATCGATACAGAGAACAAGATCTGGAACATCCCCCCCGAATTTATGAAGATGAAACGTCCTCATAAGGTGCCGCTCAGCAAAGAAGCTCTTCGTATACTAGAAAATATGCAGCCTATCAGCAGCCATCGTGAGTGGGTATTTCCCAGCATAAAAACTCCACTGACCCATCAGCCAATGCAGCGTTATCCGTATGGGTTTAGGTGGTGA